CCGTGGATCGCGGGGAAGCACGAGGTCTACGAGGTCGATCCGACGACGGCCGAGGAATCGCTCGTCGAGACGATCGACGGGACGTTCACGTTCGACGTCGACGTCGAGCCGAGGCCGTCGAATGCGGCGTTGCGCCTGTTCCGCATCGCCGAATGCGTCCCGTGCGAATGGAAGGTGGAATTGTGATGCCCGAATCCGGAAAGGCCGGTGTCCGATGAGGCGTGAGACGCTCCATTTATTTCGCGCTCGTACTCCTGCTCGTCGGGCTCGCGTGGCCGCTCATGCAGCTTCGGAGCGACGTGAGGGAGTTGGCGTCCGACCTTCGGACCATCGCTCGATCGATCGTCGAGAGGACAATTCCAATGGGTGACCCGTACACGACGACGTGGACCAGCGCGGGACCGATGTCCCAACTCGTGACCACGACGCAGAAGGTCGACGAGACCCCGGAGCAATGCGCCGCGAGGCACGCCGCGCGCGTCGCAGCCCTCAAGGCCCAATTCCCGCAGATCTGAAGGCCATGGTCTTTTCCCAATTCGCAGGAGCCCTCATGACCCCACGAGCCGAGCACGGCAATTCGATCCGCGTGAACGAAAACACGCAGTTCGTCGTCAGCTGGGGGATCATGGTCGCGATCGTCTGCGCGGCGGTCTGGATCGCGGTCCAACTCACGTCGATCAACTATTCGATCCAGGACGTCCGCAAGGACATCAACAGTCTCACGAAGGTCGTCGAGGAGCATTCGCAAATCCTCCAGGCGAGGCCCCGATGATCGCCGCGAGGAATCCGAGGCTCGCTGACGCCGTTACGTTGCTCGTGCTCCTCGTGGCGCTGCTGCTGCTGCACTTCCATGCGATGCAGACGATCGCGACGCGGATGTCGGACATCGAGGCATCGCTCGCGCGGCGCATCGACTCGACGGACGGCCGGGTCAACCGCGTCCTCAACGGCACCTGGCACCTCGACCCCTCCACCGGCGACATCACGATCCGGGAGGACAAATGAAGCTCGCCCTCGCCGCGCTCCTGCTCCTCGCCGCTTGCGCCGCGCCCGCTCCGGAGCCTGGGAGGGTCGAAGACCTGTCCACCCTGCCGGCGCGATCCACGCGCCGCATCCGCCTCGACGTCCTCTTTGTCGAGCGCGCGGACGGGCTCTGGGAAGTCCACGTTCCGACCCCCACAGGTTGCGTCGCCACGGTGGCGCGCGACGAGAACGACGCGAAGGACACCGCGGAGCGGATGCTCCGCGAGGAATGGAGTCGTTGAAATGAAGATCACCATCGACTGGAACGCGCTCGTTGGGAAGGTCACTCCCTCCCTCGTGTCCGGGTTCCAGGGCCTACTCGGCGGGACCGCGGAGGTTGCGGCCCTCGCGATCCAGACCATGGAGCACCTCGCGCGCTTCGCGCTCGACGGCAACCAGGCCGGGATCAACGAATGCGCCGCGAACCTCCGCGTGCTCGGGGAGGCCGAGCGCATCGAGGCGAATGCCGCGGCGTGGGAGACGGCGGCCGGCATCGCGAAGACGGTCGGCGGGACGCTCCTCGGCGTCGTGGGGGCGATGGTCTGAAGTGCGATCGGGAAACCTGAAACCAAGGAGATCGACGTGGGCAATGTAGTGGCTTCGATGGGCGTTCGTGGCCGAAAGATCCAAGCTCCCGCGATGATGAGCAGTGGCGACAGACTCAGCGGCGTTCCACTACCTCCGCGGCCGACGATCAGGGAGCGGATCGCTTTTATCGCATCCGCGCTCGACGATCTCCAGAAGATTTCCGAGGTCCTGTCCGAGCGGCTCGCTCCCGTCATGTCTCCCCCAGGGGACAACATGCTGGCGGCGGGCGGCGAGACATCGAAGGAGCCGATGTCGGACGTGGAGATCAACCTCGACGCAATCCTATCCGCGGTTCGGTTCCGAGACGCATTCCTGCAGCGGATCCTGAACTCGCTCCGCGTCTGACCCCCAACGAACCCGGGAACCCGAGAAAAACCATGAAAACCCTCCTCATCCTCACCGCGCTCGCCGGCATCACCGGCTGCGCGCTCCACTCCATCCAGACTCCCGAGATCAAGGACTCCGTGGGCTTCGTGACCGCGCGCCGCGACGCCTACGTCCGCGCCGATCCGACGCTGACCGAGGCGGACAAGGCCGGACTCCTCGCGGTCTCCGAGGTGCTCCGCCAGCGCGTCGCGACCGGCGAAACCGTGAAAGTCGACACCATCGGCCCGATGATCCTCCAGGTCTGCGACGAGCACGACCGCTACGTCCGCGCCGACACGTCGATCGACCCGAAGGACCGCGACTTCTACCTGCTCGGGACGTCGGGGCTTCGGATCGTCGTGCAGAGGGCGGGCAAGTAGCCCCATGCTCCGCCTCGCCCCTCTCATCCTCCTCGTCTCGTGCTCGACCGTCGCTCGCGTGGACGACACGCTCGACTGGCTCAAGGACGAGCGGTCGAAGCTCGACGCCGCGATCGAACGCGCGGGCGAGGCCACGGCGGCGGCAACGCGACTCATCACCGCGGCGACGCCTGCGGTCGAGTCCTTGCGTGCGGCGCTCGACGCGGCCCGGGACGTCATCGTGAGGATCGGGGGCAGTCTCGCGCACGTCTCCGAGGATGCCGCTGCGGTCACGGCCGACGTGCGGTCGGTCGTCGGGGGATTCAAGGAGCGCATGGAGTCCGCGCGCACCGGCCCGGCGCCGCTCGACGGATCGGCGGTCGACCTCGCCATGTGGGCGGTCGCGCATCCGTGGCAGGCGGTTTCCTGCGCTGGCGGGGTCCTCGCGATCGTCGTCCGGATGATCGTCGCCTGGAGGGCCGCGCGACGACGCGGGGAAGCCCTCGGGGCGGTAGCGCACATCGTCGAACGACTGCCCGAGGCGCACCGGGAGGCGCTCCTCGGTCGGATGCAGGAGGCCTACGGAGGCTGCCCCGTCGTCACGGGGGAGATCCGTCGAGCCAAGAGAAAGCCGGCGCCGCGGCATGTTCCGGGGGCGCTTAGGAGGGTGGCAGCATGAGGTTTCGATTGAGTGGGACGCGGGTCAAGGTCGAGAGCAACGCAACCCGGTGGCTCTTCGTCGGGTTCTGGTTCGCGGCCTTCGTCTTCGCGACCGTGGCCCTCGCCTCCGCACAGGGCGCCATCCGACTCGTCCTCGCTGACGGCCGGCAGGTCGACCAGATCGGCTACGGCCGGCACCGGGATGGCTTCCTTGAGCTTTCCGCCGGGCTGCTGCCCGATGGCCACGTCCGCGTCTCCGTGGGCAACCGCGGGCGCCCCGAGGCCACGCCGGTCTCCTGGCCGGGCGGGGATCGCGCATGGGTCCGCGAGGTCTACGCGGCGGGGCCGCACGGCTGGAAGCTCCGCTGGGCATCAGAGCGCGAGGCGCGTCCGATCGCGTTCTCATGGTCGTCGATGGACATCTTCCCCGTGCTCGACCTGCGGCACCGGATCGCCGCGAACACGCGCATCACCGCGCCGACCGCGCATCTTCTGGAGGGCGGGGCGACGTGGTCGTGGGACTTCGACCCGCCCGGCTTCGTCGAGCCGATCCCGAAGGCCCCCGCGGTCCTCCGCGAGATGCTCGGGTGGTCGCCGGACTACGATCCCGCGCTCTACCCTCGGGTCGAGATGCTCCGGGACCTCTGGACGCTGACGCCGGCATCGCTCGCCTTCGCGTCGCCGCTCCCGCACGACTTCGGGTGGCGGATGCGCTGGTTCGCCGAGCGGTTCTCGCATGGCCGCATCCCGCCGGCGACGGGCCCCCTCAATTGGGGGTCGATGCTCTGGGCTGACGGCCACTCGAACTGGCACTACGACGGGATCCGGTGGGCGCTGGAGGCGCACGCTCGAGGCATCCCGGGCGCATGGCGGCTCGCCTACCTCGCGGCGCAGCACAAGGCGGCGCACGGGTTCGTCTGGAGCGACGTGCAGGTCGACGGGGTGACCTCGGAGTGGCGCTACGAAAAGTCCAGTCAGCTCGGGCAGGGCTCCGCGCCAGGCATCCCGATCGGCGGCTCCCGGGGCCTCGTCGGCGACGACTTCCCCCCGCGACTCTCGCACTCGTGGGACGTCGGATTCCTCGCCGTGGCGACGATGAGTCAGGACCCGGACCTCCTGGAGGTCGCGAAGCGACGGGGCGAGACGTTGCTGAAATCGCGCCCGGACGTCGCCCACTACGGCCCGAGGTCCTGGGCCTGGACCGCCGAGAACCTGATCGCCTACTGGCGCATCACGGGCGACGCGCGCTTCGGCAAGCGCCTCGAATCCGAGATCGCGCGGCTCTTCGCCGAGCGCCCCTCGGGCCCGTGCATCGGATGGCCGGACGAGCCGACGACGGGCGAGTGGTCGCCGTGGCAGACCCTCGTCGCCCTCGCGGTCGTGGAGCAGGCCGACGACCTCGGGGTCAGGGTGCCGCGCGTCGAGCTCGAGCGAATCCGATCCGCGGTCATCCCGCTCGCCTGCCGCACGGTGACCCAGGGCGGGCGCCAATACCTCCAGGCGTGCATGCTCAGGGACCGCCCCCCGTGGCAGGGTCAGCCGTCGCCGGACGTCTGGCAGGGCCCCGGACTGACGCCCCTCGTCGTCCCGTCGCTCTGGTACGCCGCGCGCGCCGACGCGAAATGGCTGCCGCTCTGGGAGGCCGGCGCGCGGACGATCGCCGAGGTCTTCGTCGGATCGTGGTCGGACGTCGGCGTGCCGCTGAAGGCGGGCGAGGCCTCGGCCGACTGCTCGGGGTGGGGCTCCGCGGGGGACAAGATCGCGGGGGATTTCATGTGGGGCGGCAGGCCTAGGTATCTGGCCGAGCCGCGCTGAGGGAATCATCATGGCCAACGCTGACGTCGCAACACCGATCGCCGCTTACAACCAGATGACGGCGGCATGGGAGCTTCCGATCGCGCTCCGCGGCGGGACGCGCGCCATGCGAGCGGCCGGGGAACGGTGGCTGCCCAAGGAGGCCAAGGAGCGGTCCTACGCCTACGAGCGCCGCCTCAACCGCTCCATCCTTTTCGGGGCCTACGGCGACACCGTGGACCGCCTCTCCGGGAAGCCGTTCTGCGAGACCGTCAAGGTGCTCGGCGAGGTCCCCGAGAAGCTCAAGGGCATCGAGTCGAACACCGACGGCGAGGGTGCGAACCTCACCCAGTTCGCGCGGCAGCTCATGGATGACGGGGTCCATTACGGCAAGGCCCACATCATCGTCGATTTCCCGGCGACGGGCGGGGTGCAACCGAACATCGCGGAGACCCGCGGCGAGGTGCACCCCTACTTCGTGCGGATTCCGCCGCCGGCCCTCATCGCATGGCGGGCGGAGCAGGGCTTCCCTCGCAGGCTGACGCAAGTCCGCGTGAAGACGTGCGAGTCCGTGGACGACGGGGAGTACGGCGAGAAGACCCAGGACAAGGTGTCCGTTTATTCGCCCACGGAATGCGTCGTCTGGACGAGGGTCGGAGACAAATGGGTCAGCCTCGAGCCGATCCCGATGTCGCTCGGGAAGATCGCCATTGTCACGATCTACTTCCGGAAGACCGGATTCATGACGGCGGAGTCCGCGCTCGAAGACCTCGCGTGGGTCAATCTCGGGCACTGGCAGAGCATGTCCGACCAGCGGACGATCCTGCGGTTCGCGAGGATTCCGATCCTGACAATGATCGGGAGGATCATCGGCAAGTCGACGCCATCCAACGACGCGAAGCCGGACGACGTGGAGATCGGCCCCGGGGCGGTCATCCAGAGCATCGACCCGGCATTCAAGATCGCGTTCGTCGAGCACGGGGGCGCGGCGATCAAGGCCGGCGCCGACGATCTCCGGGACCTCGAAGCGAAGATGGAACTCCTCGGGATGATGCCGTTCGTCGCGCGCACGGGCGGCGAGACGGCGACCGGGAAGAAGATCGACGACGACAACGCGCACTCGGACATGCAGGCGTGGGTCATGGCGCTCGAGGCCGGGCTCAGGCAGGCGTACCGATTCGCGGCCGAGTGGGTGAAGGTGGACCTTCCCAAGGATTTCGGAATCGACATCTTCAGCGACTTCGGCATCGGCATGGGAGCGACGCAGGACGAGACGGCGTTGCTGGACCTCTACCGGGTCGGTGGAATCCAGCTCTCGACGCTGCTCAACGAATTCAAGCGCCGCGCTACGCTCTCGGAATCCGTCCGGGTGCAGGACGAGGTCAACGCCGCCGACACCGCGGGTCCGCCACGCGGCATGTTCGGAGGCGGCCAGCCGCGGACGGGCGCGGGAGTTTCCGCCGCGGGAGTTTCCGCCGCGTGAGCCCGACGCACCTGAAGCACGCTCCGCGCACTGCGAACGAGATCCTTGTGGACCTCGCGGTCCGGCATGCGCACTACTTCGAGCGGCTCAAGTCCTGGCTCGTGAACCGGGTCCTCGAACTGATCCACGACGACCCGTTCATCCGGACCGCGGACATCCTGGAGCGGCAACTCGGGGAGCGCGACGTCGAACAGATTCTCGCAGAGATCGACGCGATGCTCCGGGACGGGTTCGGGGCCGCGCTCGACGACATGACGGACCAGCTCGTGCGCATCGGAACGGCCGAGACCGCATGGCAAGTCAAGGCGCTCGCGACCGCGACCCCGAAGGCGTTGCAGGCTCCGGCAGCCGGTACGGCGACCCCCCAGGCGCCGCAGGTGTTGCCGTACGTCGTCAGCTTCGAGCAGCCCGCGGAAGCGCTGGTCAAGGCCGCCGTGACATCGAATCCGGTTGCCGGGAAGGTGCTCGGGGAGTGGTTCGCGGACCAGACGCAGCGGGCGCAGGAGATCGCGCGCCAGGTGGTCTCCGAAGGCATCGTCACCGGAAAGACGACTCCGGAGATCGTCAAGACCCTCGTCGGGACGCCCGAGAAGGCCTACACGGACGGGGCGTTCCAGGAATCTCGGCGCAATCTCACGTCCATCGTCAGGACCGCGACCACTTCGGTTGCGACGGAGGCCAGGATTGCGACCTTCCGGGCCAACGCCGACACGGTGAAGGCTTGGCAATTCGTGGCCACGCTCGACAACCGGACGACGCTGATTTGCATCGCGCACGACGGGAAGGTCTACGATCTCAGCGACATTCGCGAGTGGCCACCGCTGCACTGGGGGTGCAGATCGACCGTGGTCCCTGTGCTCAAGAGCTGGGCGGAACTCGGCATCCCGGGCCTGCGGGAGTTGCCGGCGGGGACCCGCGCGAGCATGAACGGTCAGGTGCCTGCGACCCTGAGTTACGGGGAATGGTTCAAGCGGCAGCCTGCGGTATTCCAGGACGACGTACTCGGGCCGGAGCGCGCGGCGCTCTTCCGGTCGGGGCAGGTCCAGGTGGAACAATTCGTCCGCGATCGACGGGTGGTGTCACTCGCCGAATTGCAGGCGATGGCGGCGTGAAAGCGAGGAGAGAGACGTGGCGTTGAAAGCGCTTCTGACGGAAGAGGAGTTCGGCAAGATCGCGGAGGCGGTCAAGGGCGAGTACGCGAAGGACGCCAAGGGGCGCTTCGTGCTCCAGGTGGCGCCGGTCGATGGGTGGGGGCTCGAGGACGTCGGTGGCCTCAAGGCGTCCCTCGCCAAGGAGCGCGACGGTCACGGGGCCGTCATCAAGAAGCTCGAAGCGTTCGGAGACCTCGACCCGGAGAAGGCGCGCGGCGCGCTCAAGAAGATCGCCGAATGGGGCGAGGACGACCCCGGGGAGCGCGCGAAGAAGCTCTGGGGGGACAAGGAGAAGGCGCTCCTGGAGAAGCATGCCGCAGACCTCGCCGCTCGCCAGAAGGACGCCGACGAGCTCCGCTCGCAGCTCGAAAACGAACTCGTCACGTCCGCGGCCCTCTCGGCGCTCGCGAAGCACAAGGGAGCGACGGAACTCCTTCTCCCGCACGTCCGGAGCGCGGTGAAGATCGAGAAGGACCACTCCGGGAGGCTCGTCCCGAAGGTCGTCAACCCCGATGGCAGCAGTCGACTGTCGATGCGGACCGGGAACACCGATCCCATGACGATCGAGGAGTACGTCGAGACGATGAAGGGGAACCCCTCGTACGCCCTGGCGTTCCAGGGATCGGGGGCGTCCGGAAGCGGCAAGGGTTCCCCCGAAGTCGGCGGCGGGTCCGGCAAGTTCCGGATGACGGAGTCGCAGGCGCGTGACCCGGCCGCGTTCCAGCGCATGCATGCCGAGGCGGCCAAGTCCGGGCAGGCCGTAGAAATCGTCTAGGTATTCCAATTCGCCTGTTGACTTCCTGGACGTATTGAGATAATAGCAACCATCCGCGTTGACGTGCGTGCTCTCGGGGGCAAGGCGGGATGCCGAGCCCCGACGGCGGGATGCCGGAGCGTGCGCCGAGGACGCGTTGATCGAACAATTCAATAGGACCGAGGTCAGCGAGGGCGGAGGGATTCCAAACTCGTAGGGGCGGGATGCCGTGGCGCAGGTCCTGAATGCAGGCAGATGCCTGTGGTCAGGAACAGCCGTGAGCAATACCCTCGGCTTCTACAATCCCGCGTTCTACGCCAACATGGCGCTCATCTTCCTGAAGAAGCGCCTCGGACTCGCCAATCGCGTTCACGTCGGCTACGACCGCGAACGCGCCACCTTCAACCGCGGCGACACCATCAACATCCGACGTCCCGGCGCGCTGACCGTCTCCGACGGAGGGAGCGCGGCGCAGGATCTCCCGGCGGAATCGGTCACCCTGACCCTCAACAAGTGGCGCGAAGTGCGCTTCGAGTTGACGGACAAGGAACTGGCCTTCACCGGACCGAACACCCTCGACAACCCGATCATCAACGACCACATCGCCCCCGGGGCCTACGCGCTCGCCGACGACATCGACCAAAAGCTCGCCGAACTCATCATCGGCGTGCCCCACGCCTACGTCGAAGCCTCCGCGGCCACCGATCCGACCGTCGCCGGGATCATGCAGACGTGGCGCCAGCTCTTCGACCTGAAGTGCCCGATGGCCGACGAGGCCAACATGCACTTCATGATCGGCGGGCAGGAGCAGGCCATCCTCTCCGGCCTCTCGGCCTTCTCGCAGTGGCAGGGGGCCGGCGCCGCAGGCGTCGAGACGCAGCGCACCACGCAGCTCGGGCAGCGGCTCGGCTTCCAGTGGTTCGCGAACCAGAACCGACCGACCGCCGCCTACGCGAACATCTCGGATTTCGCGGGCGCGATCAACAACGCCTCGAACCAGGCGAAGGGCGACACGTCGATCGTCGTCGACGGGCTCGGGACCTCGGAGACCTACAGCAAGGGCACGATCCTGCGGTTCACGAACGGCGCCGAGTCCGGCAACCAGTACGTCCTCACGGCCGACGTGACGATGTCATCGGGCGGCGGGACGCTGCCGATCGCCCCGGCGCTCCGCGTCGGATGCCTCGACGATGCGACGTTCGCGATCGGCGACCTCAAGGCCACCAACAACACGACCGCGGGCACCGGCACCCACGACAACGTCACCAACAACCTCAACGTCGCGTTCCACCGCGACTTCGCCGGCCTCGCCATGGCCCGCCTTCCGGACTTCGGGGAGCACGCCAACCAGCTCGGCATCAAGGCGTTCTCGGTGCAGGACCCCGTCACGGGACTCTCCGTCCGGGCGCGCATGCACTACGTCGGGACGTCCTCCAAGATCCAGGTCGTCCTCGACACCCTCTACGGCGTGAAGATCTTCAATCACGACCTCGCCTGCCGCTACGAAGTCAAGAACGCCTGATCTCGATTCCGCCGGGCATGTAGCCGGCGGAGCCTCCCATGTCCCTCACCGTCGAACCCGGCACCGGCCTCGCCGACGCGGAGAGCTACTGCTCCCTCGCGGACGCGGACGCCTACCACTCCCGCTTCGGAACCCCCGAGGCGTGGAGCGGCGCGTCCGATTCCGAGAAGGAGACAGCCCTCCGCGTCGCGACGCGCTACATCGACGCGACGTTCACCTTCCAAGGCGAGCGGAGCACGACGACGCAGGCCCTTTCGTGGCCACGGTGCGGGGTGGAGGCGGACGGGCGCTGCTACGGGCCCACGGAGATTCCGCAGGCGCTCGAGGACGCCACTGCGGTCCTCGCGGCATCCGCGCTGTCCGAGGACTTGCTGCCGGACCTGAGCGAGCCTGGGACGGTGGCGTCCGAATCCGTCGACGTCGGCCCGATCTCCGTGTCGACGACCTACCTCGCCGGCAAGTCGCCGTCGAAGCGGTACAGCCTTGCGGCATCGCTCCTCGCGCCACTCTGCGGCTCGGGCGGAAGGATGGTGAGGTTCTGATG